TGCGATAGCTCCGGCTGAAACCGGCGCACGGTAGGGTGGTGTTAGCACACTACAAACCATTTTCCTGTTAGCCCGAATAGAAACCCTCCCCCGGCCCCGCTGGGGGAGGGTTTCGCCTTAACCACACACTTTAGGAGCACACCACCATGGCACGTATTCATGACCTCCTGGCCGCACTGACACCGGAACAGACTGCCCTCCTGCCCGAGAATTTCACCACGGATATCGCGGCGGAATATGACAGGGATTTGGACCTTTCCAACGCCGCCGTCGCGGAACGCGAATCACGCATTACCGCAGCACAGCAGACGATTGCTGAAAGGGAAGCTGAGGCTATCAAACTAAAGGCGGCAAATTGGGATATGCTACAGGCAACACCCGCGCCGAAATCGGCTGGGGAAGATGACGACGACGATTCCGGCGACATTGAGCCTGACGACGACGACATTTTCGGTAACTAGGTAAAGGAAACAATTTCATAATGGCACTCGACGTACGGCCCCTAAAGCCAACTGAGAATTGGCAAATGCTGAACTACATTCGCAAGAATGCTTCCCCGGATTATCAGGACCGCATCCCTGCCGCGACAAAGGGCAAGATTCAGGCGACCATCAAGGCGCTGGACACCTACCAGCCGCAGGCGAACGAATTTCACTCCCTGCTGATTAACAAGGTGGGCTTGCAGATTATCCGCAACACCTCCTGGACGAACCCTATGGCCCCTTTCAAGCGCGGCATGCTCACCCGGGGTGACACGATTGAGGAAATCGCGGTTGGCATCATCAAGGCCACCACGTATGACCCGGACCGGGAAGAGCTCGAGAAGGAACTTTTCGGCACGTCCAAGGTGTACGTTGAAAACAACTTCCACCGCACCAACCGGCGCGACAAGTACAAGATCACCATCAACAACGTGCTCACCGGCCCGGCGTTCGACACCCCGAACGGGCTGCAGTCGTTGATTGCGGCTGAAATGGCGGCCCCGGCCACGTCTGACAACCTGGATGAATTCCTGCTCATGACCCAGCTTTTCGCTGAGTATGAGGCCAACGGCGGATTCTACAAGGTGCAGATTCCCGACGTGATCGACATGGATTCGGACGGCTCCGACGCGCGCCGTGCGCTCCGCACCATCCGCGCCGTTACCGAGACGCTGCCGTTCCTGTCCACGAAGTACAACGCTGCGGGCATGATGTCCCACGCTAACCCGGATGATCTGTACCTGTTCCAGTCGCCCGAGTTCGCCGCCGCGATCGACGTGGAAGCCCTGGCCGGTGCGTTCAACATCGACAAGGCCCGCATTAACGAACGCACCGTGACGATTCCCCAGGAACGGTTCGGGATCGACGGGTGCCAGGCCATTCTCACGACGAAGGATTTCTTTGTTGTGGCCGATACGGTGTTCCGTACCGAGACGCTGTGGAACCCGTCCGCACTGCACACCAACACGTGGCTTCACCACCACGGGCTCATTTCCGCGAGCCGGTTTGTTCCGGCTGTCATGTTCACCAGCCATCGGGGAGACGATGTACCCGTGATTCAGACCCCCGTCACCTCCGTGACCGCCGTTGCCGTGACCAACCGTGCCGGGGATGCTGTGACCGACGTCCAGCGCGGCGAACTGTACAGCCTGTACGCGGAGGCCACAACCACCCCGGCTGGCGGGGATAACAACGCCGTCCGCTACACCCTGACGGGCAACACCTCGCAGCGTACGTGGATCAGCATGACGGGTGTTCTGCACGTCGGCGGCGATGAAGGCGCGGCCAGCCTGAGCGTTCAGGCGATTGCTACCTGGACTGATCCGAAGGGCTTGCAGAAAGACGGGGCCAAGTCTGCCGTCAAGACGCTCACCGTCTCGGGCGACTCGACTGTTTCATGGCCGATTGCGGGGGATGCGTCGCAGGCGGTCACGGGTATCACTGTTGAGGGTGTCGCGGTTAGCCCGGCGTTCGCACCGGGCACCACCGCGTACACCGTCATCGTTCCGGGTGGTACGACTACCCTGGATGAAATCGTGGTGACCGGCCCTGATACCGGCGATGTTCTCATTGAACTCAATGAGGCTGGCGACGTGTTCACCGTCACCGCGAACAGCGCACCCGGCGATCCCGTGTACACTGTCACTGTGAACTAGTCCGATCCCCATGACGGGCTAGTTCCGGGGCTGTGGCGCTCCTGACAAAGAATCCCCCAACACGCTCTTAAACGTGTTGGGGGATTCTTTGTTTCCCGCTTGCATCCGTTCACGCGTCATGCAATAATAATTACAGGACGCAGGAACGCCACAAACAAAGGAACACAAAATGAAAACAGTATTCACCATCACCGCAGCCAACGGAAACCCCACTGGAATCTACTACACCAACGAGCGCGACGCACAGCGCAACTGCCGGGGAGGGGAAACCGTTACAACGGTACAGGTAAAGTCACGCGGCTACCTCCACAACGACAACGACTAACCAGTCGCAAAGACCCTCACCTTATGGTGAGGGTCTTTTCTTTTGTCCGGACCCCGGACGGGGAATTTTGAATACAGGGTAGGCTATGAAAAACCTCCCGCTAAACAGACTGTAAGGTTGGCCCTATGAACGCCATAGAAGAACTACCCCAAACCCGCACCCACGGCCTCGACTTCAACTACTCCCTCTGGGGAGCTCGCACCCGGATTAGCTTGCACACGGTCCCCTGGAATTCGGATTACCGCGATGTAGTACGCTTCGAGAACCCCGCCGCCCTGGATGATTGGTTGTTGAATGATTCCGGCCCGCAGATCACGATTCAAAACGCCACTTACGCCCGTTTCGGCCAACCCATCGCCCTCAACATCCCCTTCAACGTTGCCCAAGAGTACAACTACCTCCGCGCGTTCAACCCAGCCCAACCCATCGACGGCGACGTTGACCGCGCGTTCTACTACTTCATCGGCGCACCCGAATACGTTAACCCCAACACAACCCGGTTCATGGTGCAGCTTGACGTGTTCCAGACATTCGGCTACGGCATCTCGTTTGGGAATTGCTATATCGAGCGGGGCCATATCGGTATTGCCAACGAGAATCAGTTCAACGACTTTGGCCGCGAATTCCTCACCATCCCCGAGGGGCTCGACGTCGGCGGGGAGTATCAGATCATCGACCAGTGGAGCACCACCCTGGCAACAGCCCGCAACGTGAGCGCCGATACCAATGCCTACAGCATTATGGTGACTTCCACCGTGAAGCTGGATGTTGACCCCGGCACGTTATCCGATCCGAAACTGAATTCTTCCGATGGGTCCCTGTTGGAGAACCTGCCCAACGGTGCCGAAACCTACATTTTCGACACCCTTAACGACTTTCGCGCATTCCTGACGGCGTTCTCCGATAAGCCGTGGATTACTCAGGGTGTGATCCGTATCGCGGCGATTCCGTCCATTGACTTTTACCAAATGAACACCAGCCCCGTTACCATTGCCGGGGTATCCATGCATTCGGTCAACGCGGGATCATTGAGCAACCGTAAAGTGCAAATGGCGACCAACTGGCGCAACGACGTTGTACTCGGGCACGAGGGACGATACAACCATTTGAAAAAGTTTTTGGTGCACCCGTACAGCGCAATCGAAATGACCGCCTACACCGGCACTCCGCTGGTGATTAAGCCCGAATCCTGGAATGATCCCCACGCGACCGTTATCGAGGTTCCGCACTTTGCGGAACCCGGCCCGCGCCTGTTGTTTTACCCGTACCGCTACAACGCCTCGAGCCCCGGTGTGGACCCCACCACGGATGCTTACGGGGTGTTCAATGACGGCGGCGAGTTCTACGACTTCGCTACCGGCATTTTCAACTTCCCCACCTTCTCACTCGTGAACAACGGGTACATGTCGTTCATGGCGTCCAATGCCCACGGTATCGCCTATCAGCATTCGTCTGCGGATTGGTCACAGCAGCGTGCCATGCAGGGCAATGAGGTAGCCGCGTCCCAAGCGACGGCAGGAATCGCCACGTCACAGGGCATCAATCAACAGGGGATTCTTGCGGCGAATCAGCAGACGGGATTGGCTAACCGGGCGCAAATGTCGCACACCATGATTAACGGCATGGGCGGTATGCTCAACGGCGCTGTGAACGGCGCGGCGGCGGGCCCTATGGGCGCGGCAGGCGGCGCAGCGGCTGGCGCAATGGGCGGCGCATTCGCGGGCGCTAATGCAGCGGTGGATATGCTTGCCCGCAACGAAGGTACGGCAATTAGCACAGGCCTCTCTGCCGGTGTGAACCGTTCACAGAATGAACTCTCCGGCTTCACGCGGGACACCAACAAAACGTATGGGGATTTCGCGGCGCAGGGTGATTATCAGAATGCCATTGCGGGGATTAACGCGAAAGTGCAGGATGCGCGGTTGATTCAGCCGACCACGAGCGGGCAGATGGGCGGGGATGCGTTCAACCTGGCAACGTATAAGTGGGGTTATGATCTGAAGCTCAAAATGATTCAGCCGTCCGCTATGGCGGCTAATGGTGAATACTGGCTACGGTATGGTTATGCTGTAAACAGGTTCGGTAAAATGCCGGACACTCTGCAAGTAATGGAAAAGTTCACGTACTGGAAAGTACGCGAAACGTACATTACGGCGGCTGAATGCCCCGAAATGTTCAAGCAAGCAATCCGGGGTATTTTTGAAAAGGGTGTGACCGTATGGGCGAATCCCGCCGATATCGGCACCATTGACATAGGGGACAACGCTCCCCTGGAAGGTGTGATCCTGTAAATGGGACGTACTGATTTGGTTCTCACGAACTTTTATAATCCGCATTTGAACGCGGGTAAACGCCAGCGGAACCCTGTCAGGGATCAGCAGGCGTTCACGGAAATGATGCTAAGGCGTGTTATTTCGGAAATGTGCATGAACCGTTTTGAATGGAAGGGCCTCCCCGATTCCGTGAACCCGCGATTCCTGGAATTGGAAATCTTTTACCGGGGCATGTGCGTCTACTACCATGACAAGTTGACCGGCCAGGATGTTGTGGCGCAGGGTGCGAACGTTGGGTACATGAACGCGTTTGACGAACCAACGTCATTCACGGTAATTGGCTCGAACCGTCAGCCGCTGGAATTGTCCGTTAAAAAGGCTGTGCCGATTTATGCGAACTATTTGCGTACCCCGGAAACTGATGTTGTGGAAATGTACGCCATGAAGATAGCCAAGTTTGACAGGACAATCGAAATAACCGGCGACAACATGCGCCAACCCAAAGTCATCAAAGCCAAAGAAAATCAGCGGCTCACCATGTCGAACCTCAACCGCATGCACGAAGAAGGGCAGGGTGTAATCTTCGCCGCCGACACCCTCAACCTGGACGACATTGAAGTCCTGGATTTGGGCGTACCGTCCGGCTACCTCTCCGACCTCCAAACAGCCCGAACCCGGCTATGGAATGAATGCATGGGGCTGTTGGGAATTAACCACGCCAATCAGGACAAAAAGGAACGCCTTGTATCGTCAGAGGTTGGTGCGAATGATGAACAAGTAGACGCCATGAAAAACGTTGCCCTCAACTCCCGCCAACGCGCCGCCAAACAAATCAACGACATGTTTGGACTCAATGTGTCTGTTGATTATTTCAAAGAACCGGAACCCGAGCCGGAACCGGCACCCGCCGCCGATGCAGGAGAGGACGCCGCGTAATGGCTACGTTTACCAGTTACCTGAAAGACGTGTTGGAGCTTTACCCGGACATTGGGTTGAATGAATACCCCTTGTTCGATGAAGGCTACCGGCCCGCGCTCAACAAGAAGATCATTGACCATTTTTGGAACCGCGAAATAGGCCACGAAACCCACTCACTGTTTATCCACCAGTTGCGGGTACGCATGAACAACATAATGCCGCTCTACAACCAGCACTATGAGGCGTCGCGGATTAAATTTGACCCGCTCAAAACAATTGACATGAAAAACGTTGGGGAACAGGACTCCACCGCCACAAGCGCGGCCACGTCCAAAACCGACTCCGCATCGGGCGCGAAATCCCGCGCCGTCAACTCCGACCACCCCCAGGAACTGTTGTCCGATACGGGCGACTACGCCACCAGCAGCGGCGACACCATCGGCACGTCAACGGCCACGGGCTCAACCGACAACACCGGCACCAACACCCAAACCACCAAATCAGAGGGCGGCGTCTCAGGTTTTCAGGGCAACGCGGCGGCCGTGATCTTCCAACTCCGCGCCACGTTCGTGAACGTGGATATGATGATCCTCAATGAACTGGATGAATTGTTCATGGGCCTTTGGGGCAACGGCGACGATTACACCACTAACAGAAACGGATACGGATATGACTATTACACCCCTTGGTTTGCCTAACAGGCTGGACCCCATCTCAAACATCACCGGCTTCACATACCGGACAGGATCGACGTATCAGGAAATTCTGATGCGGCTTTCCGAATACATGCAGACCACGTTGCCGGATGAATTCAACGGCGCGTTGGGTAAGCTGTTCAACGACGTCAACGACGTAGCCGTCAACTGGGAAGCAAAGTTTCTCGACTTCATTGCGGGGATTGAGGGTGAGCTACAGGCGCTGAATGATTCCGCCGTTGCCGGACTGATCAATACCCCGGCGTCGGCTATCCGTGCGGCGCTGGATGCGCTGTACTCCGTGAATGACGCCGCCATTAAGGGGCTGATCCTCGATCCCGACAGTGATGTGCGGAAAGCCCTGGATGCGCTGTACACTGACGGGCTCGCCGCCAACGACGGCCACCGCTACGGGTGGGTAGCCGGGGTACTCCGCAACGACGGCGCAGGGTCCGGGTACTGGCAACCCCTCACCGAATCATCCACCCACCGGCCCGTGCACATTGATTCCGTGGTGACCGACTCCGGGAAAATCCGTATCAACTACGGCTCACTCGGGGCCAACATGACCGTGTCACTCGTGGCGGTCCCGGATGAAACGCTGGGGCGGGCAGGCTTCACCATGGGAGCATCCGTCACCCCGGCGTATGCGGATATCAAAATGAGTCGGAACATGCCCCCGGTAGCTGACTACGTGTCCTACGACGGCACAACCTGGGTTAGCGACAGCGGGGAGTTCTCCAACATCTGGTTTAGCGGCGGGAAAATCCACCTCGAACACAAACCCATTGCCTCCGACATGACCTATGCCGTCTCCATCACACCGCGTGGCGGGCAGTACCAGTACAGCGTATCCCCCGACTCCTCCCCCACCGGCTCCACGTTCATTGAAATTGGGGTACGCGACCATACGGGCGCATACATCACCACACCCAATACCAACATGCGCTTCTACCTCACCCACGGCGCAGCAAAATCCGTAGGCCTCGACCCCACCACCATCAACACCACCACCTACCCGCTCGGCAACATCTGGATTTTCGGCGTCATGGGACTCCCCGAGTCGTGACCCACGACAGGGGATTTCACGCGTAAGAATCGTAGGCCGCAAGTATTTGCTTGCGGCCTACGTCGTGTGCAATAATGATTACAGAAAGCAGGAACGCCACAACGCTAGGGGACAACATGAAAAGCAAAGATCAGATTCGCCGCCGAATTGTTGAAGTTGCACACGCCCGCATGGTCCTGGCAGTAGGGCTAGAGGGCAAGCACTCGTCCGAGCTTGACGAACTGGACAGCGTAATTCACGCGCTGAACTGGGTCTTGGACTTCGAACCGTTCGACGCAGAAGAATACGGGGCATAACCATGGTACGCATTATCGAAAGCACCGGGAACGCCGTGACTGTTGAGTCACACCTCGAAACCATCCAAGCCGCCAACAACCGACTCCGCATGCTCCGCAAATACAACCCCGGCGTAGACTACTGGATTGCTCCCGCCCCCAACCCGCCAGCCCCGAAATTCACGGTGGCCCCCATTCCTAAATTCACGGTTACGCGGATTCCCGCGTAAGTATTGTGTGTTGCGTGAATCCATGCAAGAATCAGCACATGGAAAAGATCACTTTCTCTCAGGTAGCCAAGTGGAACGCCACGCTAACCAACCCCTACCGGACGCGCTACGCCGGATGGGATGGTCGATACTTCAAAGTATCCGCCGAAACCATCAACGGCGTATGGGATGTGGAAGAAATCGACGCCAACGGAAATCCTCTCGGATACGCGGGAGTTGCACTTACTCTGGGTGAAGCGAAAATAACAATCCGCCGCTACGCCCGGAACACCTAAAGTAGTCCACACAAAACCCCTAGACCATCGGTCTAGGGGTTTTGTTATGGGCTGTCGGACCTTCCGACAATGTAGTGTGTCATTATGACTTATGATGCAACCGCTAAGAAACTCGCCGTCAAAGTAATCGGCACCGTTGAGTCTGACCTCAACTATGGTGCGATCAATTACAATGATCCGATTACGGTGGGTGTTGCCCAGTGGTTCGGGACTCGTGCCGCCGCGCTGCTCAACAGCATGCGGACGGGGAACCCCGGGGCATGGTACGGGGTGGCGGAGTCGTTGAACTCCCAGCTTATCGGTATCGCATCATCTGACGCGTTTTGGAACACCCGCTATCTGACCCGTGCGGAGGGGGATTCGCTGGCCGGCGTCCTCACCCGGAATCAGGCCATTCAGAATGCCACGCTGACGACGGATATGGACGCCTACAAGGCTGTTGCCGTGTCCTATGGGTTTGATCCTGACGCGAACACGGCGACCGTGATTTATTTCTTCGCGATGCATCACCAGTCCCCGGCGTCGGCACTCCGCGTCGTCGGCACCATCCCCACCACGGCAACGCTGGATCAGATCCACGCCGCCACCCTGGCAGACTCCGTGTTGGGGCAGTACGGCGCACGGTACCGGACCGTTTACGATTTGGTGTCTGTGGCGGATTTGACCGGCGTCGATCCGGCACCGGAAGCGCCCGCCACCAAGCCCAACGGCAACGTGCGGTACATCACACTCGTCGGGGATCAACTACACGTCCGCTTCCAAGACAACGAAGTCGTGACATACCTGCCGGACGGGCGCGGGCACTGGATCGGCCGCACACCTGCCACACCGCCAACACCCGTCCAACCAGCCCCACCAGCGGGTACAGGCGCATGGGTGCATCCGCTTCCGGGCGCAACACTCACAAGCCCGTACGGGCCGCGCAGCACCCCAGCAGGGACCGCGGACATTAACGGTGGCTTCCACTTTGGAAGTGACCTCGCTCACAGTGGCGTGGCGGGGAACATCCTGGCCCCCTGTGATTTGGTGATTACCGTCGCCCGCGCCTACAGCACGAGCAACCCGGATAAGGGGACGGCGGGGAACTACGTGAAGGGCCACACGACGGATGGGAAGTACACGTTCAGTTTCTTCCACATGGCATCGGCCCCTGCTGTGACCGTCGGCTCTACCGTGACGGCAGGGACTGTCCTGGGAGTGGAGGGCGCTACGGGGAATGTGACGGGAAGGCATTTGCACCTTGAATGTTACAATGGTGCAATAAATGATCCGTGGGCACCACCCTACGGGAATCCAATTGACCCGCTACCCGTGCTCCGCGCACACGGCGTCATTATCTAGTTAGGACGCCACAACGTCATGGGACTCACAAAACAGGAAACACTCGACTACTACGACTATTCCAAAGTCATGTCATTCAATTCTTACTACAACGTGATTATTGGTGCCCGTGGTTTGGGTAAAACATTCGGCGCAAAGAAACTGGTTATCAGCCGCGCAATCAAAAACGGTGAACAGTTCGTCTATTTGCGCCGCTACAAAGATGAATTGAAAGTCTCCAAAGACGCTTTCTTCGCTGACATTTCAGAGGAATTCCCGGAATGGGATTTTAGAATCAATGGTTACGCGGCGGAAATGGCCCCCGCCGATTCACGCGACGTGAAAGGCCGCGAATGGCAGGTCATTGGATTCTTTGTAGCGCTGTCAACGGCGCAGTCGCGTAAGGGTGTTTCCTACCATGGCGTACGGTGGATTCTGTTTGATGAATTCATTATCGAAAAGGGTGCGACGCATTATCTGCCTAAAGAGGATGAAGCGTTCCTGAATTTCTATTCAACCGTTGACCGGTGGAAGGACAAGACGCGGGTGTTTTTCCTGGCCAACGCCGTGTCAATGATGAACCCCTACTTCCTGGCGTGGGATATCAAGCCCGACCAAGAGGGGGAATTCGTGAAGCGCCGTCGCGTAGTCGTGCGCGGGCAGACGGTTGATTACATTGTCTGCCACTTCGCTAATTCCGCTGAATTCTCCAAGGGCGTCTACAAAACAGCATTCGGTCAGTTCATTGCTGGCAGTGAGTACGCCGATTACGCCGTAGGCTCTGAATTCGCGGACAACCATGACCACCTGTTGCAACTCAAAACCGCCGCCGCGAAATACGTGTACACCGTGGAAACGAAACACGGCATGTTTAGTGTGTGGCTTGACGGCGTAAACCGGAAGTTCTATATTCAAGGCAGACGGCCTAAACAGGAAATCATCTTCACCATGCTCACCGAGAAAATGGCGGAAGGTAAAACCCTGATACGCTACAATGACAAACTAGTGCAGACCATCCGCACAGCATTCAACAACGGCAACACACTTTTCGACAACGCAAAAACCCGCAACGCATTCGCGGAAATCTTCAAACGCTAACACAA